GTTATCTATCACCTCCTAATATCAAAATCCGGCAATATCGTAAGACATGAGTTCATCGTCACTCGCCGTCATTTCCCATAATGGCTATATCCAGCTCTGGCGTAATACATGTACTTCCCGGAAGAATCTTCTTTTCCCCTGCAATACTGTTCAGATCCGCGCATGTTTTTTGGGAGTGTCTCTCCTTTCGCGTCCGCCATCAATGACAGACGCATTCCAGTGATATTGTTCTCTATGATATCCAGTACATTTACCATATTGCTCCACCTTCCTTACTTTTGTTCCGTGTTTGTATCCGCAAGATCACCCATTCCGGAATCTTCCAGAATCTCTTTCACCTTGTCTTTTAACAGTCTTGGTACCTGCTCGAAAGTTTTCTTTCCCAACATAATCTGCTGTGCCCATAACATTGCCATCATTTCTTTTCCTCCGTTGTTTTGTAGTAATATGAATAGATTTGTTAATAGAGTTACCATTACTGATATACCTGTTCTGACATCTCCAAGATGCAACCTTCCAACTGGTTAATTTTCTCCTGCATCTCATTTTTTTCCTTCTCAAGTGCCTTGATTCGATCTTCTGGTGCCTGTTCTTCCTGATACATGACAATTCCAAGAATCCCTGCTGTATACTTTACGACAGCATCAAACTTCGTATAGTTCTCATAACATGCAAGTTCTGCTCCCCGCTCTTGGACTGTCATCTTCTTTGCTGTCATGGAGTCTGAAAAAATTGCTTTGATCTGCTCCTCCGTTGCTGAGATTGTTTTGACCAGAAGACCTCCATCAGCCTGGATAGATACATCCTGCACGGTTAGCTCCTGACTATCATTGAATATAATTTTCATAGCTTTTCCTTTCTCTGAATCATGTTTCTGTGTTTCATATATAAAAGCGCATAACAAAAGCACCCGACTCGCGCCGGATGTGAGCAAAAATTAACTTAAGTGAATTAAATGGCAAATCAATTATAGACATAAGTAAAAATCACTGTAAATTTGCAAATGGTTTGATTGTTCAATGGGGAACAGGATTGTTTCCAAGTTCATCGTCAGGTGGGCAAGGGTATGCAACGATAACATTTCCTATACCATTTTCAGATAAATCTTACACTGCTATTGCTTGCGCAAAATATCCTGGAACTGCAATCCCAGCGTTTATGGTATCTACAGATATCGTGAGTACCTCAAAAATGTATATATATGGACGAACCGGCAATTTAACAGCAATAACAGGTGCTGAATGTAGATGGATTGCTATAGGTTATTAATTTCTACAAATCATAGGACACATCTAACCATATATAGGTATCTTTCTGAAATGAAGAGTTAATCTGATAAGATATAGCACCATTCGTTTCTATGATTACACATCCGATGCCTATAAGTGTCCAATTATCTTTCGTTACAATTGCAGGAAATGCTTCACCTGTAGGCGGTGCTATTTCAGCCGGAATTGATCCACCGTTATATTTAGTATTGGCATTTCCCAAGCCAGTTGTATATAATCCAGCCATAATAGAAACTCGATTATTCTTTTTGGTGACACGCTGGTTTCTTATAGCAAGCGATCCTCCTTGCGATATGCTATACACCTTTTCTTCTAATTTGCCATTTAATTCAGCAAGTGATCCCGCTACACTCAACAGGCTCTTCACCTCCGTAACATTGATTCCATTGTAGTGAATTTCAAATACCGGACACTCATCTACAAGATCTCCCTCCTGAAGATTGCCCTTCGTATATGTCGGAACTGCTGGGCTGCTCGCCTTTGCTGTCCCGGTGATCACCTTCCATTCGCATTTTTCAACCTCTGTCTCCGTATTCCTGGTATACCGGTTTACCACGAGGTCAATTCTCTGCATTCCATGTGATCCATTCGTCAGAGTGACCTCATCATAAGTTCCGATTTCCACACAGGAAATACATCCATGATGGCACATCATCCCGCTCCGGATCTTGAGCAGATTATTGGAACTCAATTCCGGCTTTAAGTTTTCTCCGCTCGTGAGAATATAACTGTCCTGTCCCAGTATTCCTTCCAGCATCTGCCGGAACTGCTGCGAAGTCACATGGGGTGATCCGGTTCTTCCAGATACAATTTTCATTCTTCATCTTCTCCTTCCAATTTATAAGTAATTGATTCTACATCATTTGTGATTTCATAGATGATGTTCTTTACAGGCTTTGACATATACATCCCGGTCAGGTAATCTCTGCCTCCTACGATATCTCCAATACCGACCTGAAGTCCAAGACTTGCAACATCCATTTTGAATGTCTTCTTATTCATTCGGTCCTGAAGTCGTTCAATTGCATTTTTCTCAAGTTCATCCGTCTCCGTTGATGTATTTTCGTACACCTCCGTGATTTCATCCAGCCCGGTATAATATTTTTCTTTTCCAATACTACCGTTTTTCTGTACATACAGATGGAATACATTTCTTTCCTGAAGTTCTCCCTTTCCTGCTACGATCAGATGATTCACTCCATTCCGCTTATCATCCATTGTATAATTCAGCTGCATGTCTTTCGACAATTCCAGTTTTTTTGAATAATCTACAACAGGAACTGCTTCTATCAGCAGATATCCCGGTTCTCCCTGCTCCCGAAGGAACCGGATGTTCAACCTATACTCTTTGCTTTTCAGCATCTTGCTAATCCCTGCAAGCAAGGTACAGTAGCGGTCAAACAGATAATTACTGACCGTGATTTCTGTATTCTTGGAAGACACTACATACAAGCCACTAAACTCCGGTTCAATCAATGCTTTCATAACCTGATGTATTTCCCCTGTTACTTTCTTGTAATCAGATCCTGCCGGCGGCTCAATCACTTTGTACTGCAAAAATCCACGCCAGGTGATCCCTTTCACTTCCACATAATCAAGTGTGGTATCCGTCAGGATCTCACCGATAATTCCACCATATTCTGTACCAACAATGTATATATAACTGGAAAAGTTCAATTCCGGATACCAGTTTGATCTTGCGATCTGAACTGAAAACTCGTACTTTCCATTCACATCTGCAGTAAAATTAGCATCTTTCACATATCCAATCTCATGTAGATTCTTATCTGCCAGTGTTACCACGGCGGCTCCCTCCTGTTCAAAAATAAGGTCAAATCAAAACCAAAGTCTCCCGACCAGTTGATATTTAAAAGCCCGGAAGGAATTTTCTCAAATATGCTGTGTTCCAGTGCTCTCTCGTTAAATGCATTCTGTACGGTTCCATTCGATAAATATCTCATAACTGTACAAGATCTGCTGTCTATCACAAGATATTCATTTCGTTCCAACGTCACAAATACCTCGTAAGGATAATCATTGATCAAAATCCTCGGATTCACGCATGGTCCGTAGATGATCATCTGAAAATCACTTGGGATAATATGATCAACTTCCCATACAGCGGTTCCCCGCTTCACTCCTGCGAAGTCAAACGGATGATTATACGGAAAATCAATACCTGCAGCTGCCTCTTCTTCGGGCTGTGGAAAGAATTGTTTTCCAGTTTCTACCACCCACACAAGCTCCGGTGCCTGAAAGGTAAGTCCCACCTCGGAATAGACGTAACCTTTCCATCCTTCCTTTGCCGATTTTAATATCCTGCATCGTAAATAAGCTCCATTTACATACAGCCTTCCATATACTTCATTTTCCGCATCAACTGCTATGATCTTATAGAGTTGCTCCATATTCGACCGGAATTCGTTTCGTTTCCCGAATACGTCAATTGTCACGGTCTTTTCATACCCGTCAGAAGACTCTGACCAGTCCGCATCAAACCAGTCTGTCTTCATAGTCCTATAGGGAGCCTTCAGAAGATTCAGTTGCTCCCCTTTTGAATTTTCATAATATACAATCATACTTGCGGTACCGCTCCTTTCGGCAGTGGCTTGTCAATTCGCTCTGTTCCAAGATATATTGGTCTCTTCGCTATCGTCTTGGCCGCTTTCATCTGTATCCTCTCCAATCTGTCATAATCCGTCTGATCCGTTGGTCCGCCCCATACCGGATGGTTTCGTATTCCATCCACGCTGTTGTTGGATGTGCTTCTGCTTGTAATCAATTCAGCTGACTTCTTCAGGCTTCCTACAGCTCTCTTGACTCCTGCGCTCATGCTCTTGACTGGAATATTCTTCTCAAATCCGATTCCCATACCAAGAGCCATCATCTTACCTACCTGATCACGGAACACACGGGACGGTGAATGAATACCAAGTTTTGATTTCACCCAGTCAAGGGCATTGCTTGCTGCATTTGCTGCTGCATCTGCCAGACTCTTTGCCGCGCTGCTAAGTCCGCTTGCAATTCCTTTGATAATATTAACGCCGACACTTCCCCAGTCCACACTGGTGAATGCATTCTTGATCTGGCTGATCATGGACGGGATCTTACCAAGCAGGGTCGGAATTCCTTTTACCAGTCCGAACGCCAATTGTGTGAGAATCTGAATACCGGTCTGTATGATCTTTGGCAGGTTCGTAATAATCGTAGATGCCAGTTTTCCAATAATGACCGGCGCTTTCGCTGTCACCTGCGGGATTGCATTTGCGATCCCCTGTGCAAGCCCCATCATTAAATCAAGTCCTGACGAGATAATCTGTGGGAGATTGCTGATCAGCGCCTCCACCAGTGTCAGAATCATACTTGCCGCTGCCGGAATCAATTGCGGGAGCTGTTCTGCCAAACTGCTCACAAGTGTTGCTATAATACTTGCGCCCGTAGAAATAAGCGCCGGCAGATTCGCTGTGATTGCATTCATTAATCCCAAAATCAGCGTTGCGCCCTGCCCCATCAATCCCGGAAGTGCTGCTGTAATTCCATTTCCAAGATTGGAAATAATCTCCGGAACTTTCGTCTGCGCAAGAAGCAGCAGCTGATCAATCTGCGTTCCAAACTGACTGTAGATCAATCCCAAGCCGGCAACAACAACGGCTGCGACCGCCCCGAAATTCAGCAGACTGATAAAGGATGGGATAAATCCGGCAACCGATGACAGAATCGGCGCAAAGGCATTTCCAATGATACTTGCATACCCGGAAATCTGTGTTCCTACTTTTCCAAAACTTCCACCGATTACCGATCCAAGTTTTCTTATTGGCGCAGTAAATTTAGACACTGCATTTGTCACTGGTGCGCCTAATTTGCTGATCTGATTCTGAATTCCGGCTCCATAATATTTCACATGGTACGTTATTTTACCAAGCACTCCGGAAATCTGTTCTTCCATTCCTTCAAATGGAATCAACACTGCATCTTTTGCTGTAGAAAGTGCCTTGGCGCCAGCTTTCATCTTTCCGCCGAGTTTTTTGATATCTCCCGGCATCTTGTTCAGCTTTGCTACTGTTCCGCCGCTTATTTCTCCCAGACCACTCAAGATATCGCCACATGTACCGGCACTTTTCCCAAGTGCACTAAATGCCGGAGCTGCCCCTGCAAGAACCGCTACCGTCTTGCCGAGATTCATAAGCTCATCTGTGCTCATGTTCTGCAACTTATCTGCCAAATTTCCAACACTATCCGTAAAAACTTTTAGCTGCGGCACAGCTTCTCCGATTTTTCCAGATAATGATTCAAGAACATCCATTCCAGTCTTCCCAAGTCTCGGAATAATCTGTTCCAAATTGTTGAAGATATTTTGTGAAGCTGTCCAGAAAGTATCTACAAGATCATTCGCGCTGATCACGCCTGCTTCAAAGTTCTCCCATGCAGCTTTCGCAGAATTAACAGATCCCTCAATTGTTGTTGACGCTTCCCTCGCAGATGTTCCGGTTATTCCAAGATTTTCCTGGATCTTATGGATTGCGAGGATCATCTGATCAAATGTAACGTTATCGAGATCCTCTATCTTTTCGTTCAGAACACCTGAGTCGTTGATCAGCCGGATCATTTCCGCCTGTGTACCGCCATATCCCAGCTTCAGGTTGTCGAGCATGGTGTAATTCTGCTTTGCAAATCCCTGATAAGCATTCTGGATGTCGCGCATGTTCGTGCCCATCTTATTGGCATTATCTGCCATATCAATCAGTGCTGTATTCGCAATTTCTGCTGCCTTCGCAGTATCTCCACCAAGCCCCTGCAGCAATGATGCCGAGAAGCTCGTTACCGTGGACATATACTCATTCGCGGAAATCTGAGCTGTCCTATACGCCATATTGGCATTTTTAATTACCGTCGATGCACTGTCCTTAAACAGTGTCTCTACTCCGCCGACCTGCTGCTCCATATTTGCCACCACATCAAGTGATGTCTTTACGATTGCGGCCGCTCCTGTTCCAATAGCAGCTACTGCTCCTGCAGTTGCTTTCGTTACAAGCGATAATCCGCTTTTCCCGAGGCTTCCCAGCTTCTTTATGCCGTCGTTGAACCCTTTTTCATTAATTTTTGTATCAAAATTCAAATAGCCGTCCGCCATACTATCACCCTTTCTGATAGCACGGCTCAACGGCTCACATGTGCTTAAATCCTAATCTTCACTTCTCTCCTGCATTCCCGACAATTAAGATACACGCCATTGCACTTGGCTGTATCTTCGTATATCAGCAGTTTCTTTCCACAATAAGGACACCTGTACCATTTGCGTTCTGTCGGGATGTTGATCATCATTTTCTTTGTCACGCAAACATATCCCCAATCTCGTAGTCTGTCATTTTTCTCTTTCTCTTCTTCAGCGCAATGGCATCCTGTATTCTCTTGATTCTTTTGCGCTCATCCTTGTCCTTTACAGTTCTGAGATCTATACTTCGGTACATCATTCTCTGCTTAATCTCTGTGCTTTCCGGAAGCCCTGTAAATAATGTCTGAAACTCCCACCAGTGCATATACTCAATTTTCTGCAGGTCAATACCATACACTTCCCTGAATGCGCTGTAAATCCATGTCATGTCTTCCTCGTAGGAATAGACCTGGTTTGATGATTGCACCGGTGCAATTTCTTCTTTTTCACCCGGATTCATGGCGAGGAACTCGCCGAGTGCATCAATTGCAGCTTCCAGATCGTCCGGTATTGCGTCCGTATACCATTGCATCAGTAGTCCGCACTTGACATTCTCCGGTACACTGTCATCCTCTACCAGTTTCATTAGTCTTATCCATTCCCGGAAATCTGTCTCCACCGGATATTCCTTTCCGTCCACTGATACAAATTCCGGAAACTTATCAATCAAAATGTTCATCTCTTACCTGTTGTTGGAGTATTTCCTGTTCTTCTGCTTATTGTAGCTCCTTCTCTGCTGCCTGTTTCCATGTTGCTGTATGGTATATTCACTATACTTTCCATTGATTCTTTCAGCGTCCGCATCCTCGAACTTTTTCAATGCCTCTGCAGCTTCAATGCACAGGTTCAGGCTTGTCTTTCCGCAGAACATTGCTTCATGTGCCCCGTCTCCGATGATTCTGTCGAAGAAATTGAAATAGCACCTGCACTGGGCACGGATGATGTCTGCCGTCTTCCCTGTAACCGGAGTCTTCTTTGCTTCTTCCTGTAACAGCTCCTTTGCTTCTTCCAGGTTTTCCAGGAAATCAGCGTCTGTAAAATCGATCTCCACTTCAAGATCTCCAAATTTAAAAATTTCCATTAGCTAACCTCTCTTTCTCACTCTGCTGCAAATGTACAAGTCTCCCAGCCGTCTGTAGTAGTGGCTGTGCCTTTCGTGATATTGCCTGACGCCTTGAAGCTACCTTTGTAGATCAGTGCGTCCGTTCCATCCCCTTCTGTATCCGGGATTACATTCCAGTCACGCTTTCTTGCGGTACATGTGTTTTCCACTTGCTTTTCGTCAAACAGATCTACAGTCACGATTGTAACCTGTGTGTCTGATCCAAGAAGTTCATCATCTGTAATTTCTGCGATTCTTGCTTGTACCGGATCGTTTGTATACAGGTCGAACTCATAATCGACAGATGGTGCATAACCAACCACGTCCGAACGCTCACTTGCTTCGTCCACATACTGTCTGCTGTATTCTGTTGCGTTTTTTCCGTCTGACATGGAAGTAAATCCTGTCATCCTGGTGAAGTTCTTCCCCTCACCTGTTGCATCCATAAACGCAACTCGCTTATGTCTTCCAACCAATTTCTTTTTTCCATCAGCTGTTGTCATTTCCATACCTCCTGTTTATTTATAAATCACTCTGCATATCATCTGATACCGTCCCAGATCAACCTCTGTGCTGAACAAATAGCCGGACTGCAGCACTTCTACTCGAATAGCGTCATGCCCGTCCAGCTCCGGTACGATATCATTCATATTGTTCTGTTGTGTCCACTCCTCGAAGTCCTGATAGAACCCGCTGTTTGCGATTCCTGTTCTGGCGTCCCCGTCATAAGCTTCCTTACTTGTCAGAGCGAACTGGAACTGCTTCAGGCAGCTTCCATCCACATATTTCTTATAAATGGGATCTGCTCCGATCGGATCAATGGAATATTCCATTCCATCACCAAGATAATCAATATTGATCTTCCGGTTATCAATATCCGGATAAGTCATCACATACTCACGGATGCTTTCGATAATCGGCTTTCTCTTATTCTCCTGCAAGTTTCTCAGCTCCTTCCCTGATCACATCTTTCTTGCTCGCCTTCATGGTTTCAAACCATCGTGCTTTTGACCTGTGTTCGTAGTACTGCCGGCGGGCATATGGTGCCAGGTATTCAATAGATCCGGAACCGATCACAGTTCCAAGTGTCCCGGACTTGATCAGCATCCCGGTTCTTCTCGGAGTCAGTGGATTCATATAGCGCAGGCACTCTGAATCCACAAATTCCTGCGCTTTTGAAAAACTCTGTGCCTTCTGGCTTGCAAATGCAGGATTCCATTCCAGCTTGGCTGTTACGGACCCATCTTCACCTGTTACTGTGATCACACGCCCTCTCGGCGTATTAATTGAAAATGCTTTCTTGCCAGCCATCTACTCACCTCCAACCCTCCAGTGAGGTATTGATCCGAACCGGTTATCTGACCAGCTGTTAACCTTGCAGTGTCTCTGAGATACTGCCGTCAGATTGGAAGGCTTCTCGATCTCCATCTCGCATTCTCCGATAACAATCTGGTCATCGTTTTGGATTGTCCAATATTCTTCCGAAGTTTCCGACCTCTCGTATTCTTCCGGTGGAAGGTACCGATCCGCATTCTCCACTTCTTCCGGAATACGGATCTTGTAGACATCTGCACTCTTCAACCCTGATTCAGTCAATGCCGTTTTGTGATCGATATACACGTGAACGTCACGCAGAACTGTTCGATTCCACGTGTCATAGGTATCCTTATCTCCACGTTTCCTGTTATAGATCGTAATCGTTGCATTCGTTATCATCATCATCCACCGCCAAACTCATGAGTCCTGTGTTAATCAGATATATCTCTGCAATTTCATACAACATTGCATCTAACGACTTGCCTATATCATACGATACAGAATATCCATCATTATTCTCTGATGTCTTCCCGTCGCGTTCCTCATATTTGTATGCACAATCACACATCTCGCAAAGTGCCGCCTTTGCCTTTTCTGGCCAGTCTCCCTCATTCATTCGATCAAATGTGTATCTGTTCAGTCTGGCACTCATTTTAATTTCCGTGAAATTCCAGCAGTTCTCTGGAATCAAAGAACCGCCAAAAGAATTCATGTAATACTCATATGTCACATTCATGACATCACCTCTTATTCAGCTACTGTATGGACATAGATACCATCTTTCTTGTTGTCTTTGCACTCTGCGATTCCAACTGTTCTGTATCCGAACTTCCAAGCATCTGCATTCTGGTTCTGATCTGGTGAAATAATCTTGGAAACCGTATGCTTCTGATACTGAATTGCTGACTGCTTATCAACAATCAGGAAATTCATTGCAACTCCGCCTGTATCTTTCGCAAATCCGCCTGCGCCAGAAGCATTCAACTTCACCTTACTATAGAATCTTCCTGAAGGAACTTTCACAATTCCCGCAAATCCTTCGATTGCTTTCTTTGATGCAGTCGTATCAAGATCTTCGATCATTCCATATACCGTCGGATTAATGAACAGATAGCATGTTGCAAGATTTGCCTCTGCATTTTCAATTTTTCCTCTTGCGGCTCTGAGTGCTGCAAGAGCTTCCTTTCCATTGGCGAGGACTCCCTTTACAGTTGTGACACCTGCAATCTGTGCATAAGCTGCTAATCTGTATGCATCCAACTCCGGTACAACCTGAGTTCTAAGAAATTCTCCTGAAAGACGTCCAAATGCAATACCAGCTGATTCAATGTTGTCCATTGCATCCACATTAAACATACGACCTCTGTCGTAAGCACATTTCTTTGTTTCATAGTCCAGAGTCACATCTCCTGCCACATAACCTGTGTTTTTGTTGTAATCCGCAAGTCCCTGCATAGACATTTTCGGAATCAGAATCTCATTTGCATTTGCTCCTTCTCTAACCAATTCGTTCGGTCCATCCAGTACAGCTGTCAGCGATGATAATTTATACACCTCATCCAAAAGTGTTGAATACTGTTTTCTTAATTCAATTGCATTCGCCATGCTTTTCTACCTCTTTTCTTATTTCTTTTCCGGCAGTCCCATAGCAGCTCGAATAGCTGACACATCGTCTCCACCGATATCAGCTCCGCCATTTCCGCCAGTACCACCTACTGCATTGTTAATTGGTTCATTTTTCCCGAACAGATACCCATCTGACTTCTTCACATCTTCTAAGGCCTTATTGATATCATCGGACTGATTCTTGGATTCTTTCAGAGCATCAATATCCAGCATCGCAATAACAGCCTTTTCATTCCTTCCACCTGCAGTCTTGACTGCCTCTTTAATAGAATCCATGAACATGCGGTCTGCTTCCTTAGCTGCATATTCATCATCTTTCGCTTTCAGATCTCCCTGAAGCTTTGCAATCTGTCCCTGCAGATCTTTTACATCCACACCTTCAAACTCTTTCAGCTTAGCGTTCACATCATCCAGAGAACTCTTATAGTTATCTCTCTGGGAAACTGCATTGTCATACTCGCTCTTAGTGCGATAATTTTCTTTCCAAGCCTTGTCAAATGCTGCCTTCTTATCTGCTGAAAGCTCAAGTCCATACTCTTTTAAAATCTCATGAATATTTTTCATCGTTACATTCCTCCTGAAATATTTTATTGACCGCTCTTTCAGCGGTATGGGATATAGCCGGCTAGACCTCCGGCCGGGTAGTTGTCCAGTTTAATGCCTTATGGCAGGGCATAAAAATAAGACGCGTAACCCTGCGTCTCAACGGGAGATAACTGGATCACCGCCTTCCTAGGCAACAATACTCTTGATTCCATAAGCTAATGCGCTGTCATGCTCAATCACACAACCTCTTGCATCTTCCCACCCCTGCGCAAAATACGCCACATCTGCTCCTGACAGAAGTTCCAGGGATTTTCCAAGGAACCACAGTGGTTTTGCATCTGCGGGTGCTTCCTGGAAGAAGGAATCAATCACTTCTACCGGTTCGCCGATCATTTCTTGCGCAAGCTCAATTGCTTTCTTGCGTTCTGCCAGAATCTCTTCATCTGACTTACCTCTCATAGGCTGACTAATAAATAATTTTTTCACCTTTCTCACCTCCTCGCCTTAAAAATGAGTATAAAAATACCACCGGTCTTATCAACTGGTGGTAACTACACAACTGCTTTTAACGCTTTGTTGTATTCAATTTCCAACTCACGTTTAAATTTTTCAATCTCTTCTGGTTTCATTCCCGGTTCTCCGGATGCGCAAATATCAGGCATTTCTTCATTCAATATTCTTGTAGCCCTTGGCTGTTCCTTATACATTTCGTCATAATGAATAATTAACATTCCTTCCAGTTCACAAGAAAAATCATAGATATCCTCTGGAGTATTTTCCAAAAAATCTTTGATATAATTCATTACCTTCTCAAACATTTCCCCATGCCTCCTTTGGAGCCCTTCTTCTTACAACAGATACGATATCTCCAGTTTTTTTATTTCTAACAACTAATAACTGTAATTCATGAATGAAATAGATTTGTTTATCTTCTCCCTCTGTATAATTAGGTGTACCTTTAATAATTTTTATCAGCATTTCTTCTGACACTTCCGGTAAGCCTGGTTTATTCAATCGAGGAAGTCGACTAAGTGCATGTACAGACATTACAACATTTTCTTTTGCAAATCTATCATACGCCTGTTTAGACGTGTTCTTAAATTCTTCTGACCAATCTTTCTTGTCAATCTCAAGATATGTGAAAAATTTGCTTTGAACCTTTTCCCATTCCTCACTATCATTATATTTCACCTGACCGAACTTGGCAAGCGTTCCAACGGAATCTCCCAGAACTTCTTTGTACCGCTTATACTGTGCAATATCTTTTAAGGCGTTCTGAATCATCTCTGATGGAAACATAGAATTCTGAAGCTTGGTGTTTGTCGCAATCCAACCACGTCCATCAATGTAAATCCTCTCTCTTTCTTCCTTAAGTCCCATCTTACGAGAAAATACCGCATATTCATTGAGCTGTCCTTGATATTTTGCCTTTTGGAGCATAACTTCATCCGGATCAGCACCACCCTCCTGAAGCATCTGCACTTTTTCACGCTGTGCCCGCATTGCTGTCTCCATCTGGCGCTGTCTTTGCTTTGCCTCGTACAGAGTGTACTCTTTGCCCCGGAACTCTTTTGGCTTGCTTTCCTTCCGGTTCTGAGCTTCCAGCCATTCATCTGACCAGTTACGCTGTGAAATGCCAGGAAAGAATGAGTAATAAGTATGATAACAATTGGCTCCCAGAAGTCCAGTGACTGTACCAAGTCCACAAACTGAATACAATTGCTCTTTTGTCCAGACCTGACCTTGCCATACTGCATGAGTAGGACGGGCCCCGGCATGCCACTCAACCTCAAAATACTCTGTTCCGAGCTTCTTGGCATTGTAGTCTGCTATTTCTCCGGTAAGATTCGCCACACCAGTCATCACAGCTCTTCTGGCAGCCACCTCTACCCGGCTTGCATATCCAGAGCCGTACTCAATCTTCCGAAGTCCACTGTTCGTCAACTGCGTGACCACCCGACGTAATACGCTACCATAGTCAAATGCTCCTGTCACAATATCAAAACAGGCATTGTCCAGATAGCTGCTGTAGACCTGTGACAGCGGTGTTAAAACCTTTCTGCCATTATAATCCAGGTAAAAGCCAAGTGACTTAGTTACATTCTCCAGATCTTCCAGACTCTGCTGAATGATTGCATCCGTGATCTGCTGCAACTGCCTGTTCTCCTCATACGGGATAAACTCAGCATTGATCTGTTCGTAAATGTCCTTATTCCGTACGTATTCCCAGTCGATCACTTTATCATACAGCTCAAACATTTCCGGATAAGACGCATCCAGTGTTTTCTTGATCTCTCCTTCGATATCTTCGGAAGAATATCCAAGAATCCGTAACCGGTTAATCTGCCAATCTGCAGTACTGGTTATTTCACCAGCTTTCATAATCCTCCGGACAATATCCTGCATGATACGCTCTTCCAAATCCTGATACCTGGAAGCAATCTTACTTGCAAGTTTATTCTTATAATCATCTCGCATTACTCAATCACCTGATTTTGCTCCGGAATCTTAGATTTTGCAGTTTCTTCGTCCTCGTTGTACCACTTCATTCGGTACTCAAGCAGGCTCATGACACCCATGCTCACATCCTGCCTGTCCTGCTGCCTCTCAGATTCTTCATCAGCCAGAATTGAATCATTAAACTCACAGGTAAATTCCACTCCGGACATATAAGAGCCATTGTAAAAAGCCAGGGCGTTTACAAATCCATTCAGACATTCTTCCAGCTTGTCTTGAATCGCTGTGACACGGTTATATTTTCTTGTCTTGGAAGCAAGTACCTCTGTAGCTGTCTTATCCACTTCCTGTGCGTCAGACAGATCTCCATAGGCAAGACCGACATTAAATTCGATTTCTCGTTTGTATTCTTCCAGACCTCTTCTGAATGCTTCATCTCGCATTTCAGGAGAATACTCTTTGTACAGATCCTTATCTTTTCCATCTTCAAGATTAAGTCCTTTATACAGACGTTTCTTAAGTCTTGGAAGATAAGTGTTTCCTCCTTTTTTCTTAAGTGCTCTATCGTCCACATGGATTGCACGTTCTCCGGAATCATATTCCCAATCCAATCGCGCTCCTTGTACATCCGCTTTTCTGATCAGATTCTCTGCTGATTCATACACAGATACGCCACAGGAAGAACCATCTACTTTGTTCTCAATTGGATTTTGGTAATAGCCGAAATCCATTTCAGTCATGCCGGGATAAATGATCGGACCTGGAAGAATGCTTTCCCACTCTGCAACTTCATCCAAGCTGCAGCTCTGACCAATATCATTTTGGCTCTGCGAATGATAACATTTATTCTCAATTGTCAGATTCCCATTTGTAAAATAATGTCGCTCAACTCTTGTGTAGTAATTGTTCTCATCAACACACTTTACAACCAGAAAAGCAATGTCATTTGGAATACCGCTATCGTCAAAGCTGATTGGAATAAACTTATCTGCTGCAACATACTCTGCCTTATCCGGACCAAGTGGTCTGAGAATCATTGCTCCAAGAGCAAGACCGGTCTGCAGCTTCTTGTTCATATCCGACAGACTCTTCTGAAGAACCTTGTCCATATTGTTGTTATTCAAAATCTTGACTTCCATCTCCACCAGAACGGAATCTGCAAATTCACGGCAGATACCTTCTTCCAGTTTCAGTGATTCTACGATATCACCGCACCAGTCCGCATTCCCAGCTAACATTCGTTTCCATTTATTGATGGCATCGATCATGGTCTGCGACAGCGCCACATCTTTGCCGATTATATTTTTAAAGGTCGTATAATTAAACATGTTCACTATCCTTCCCCATAGTCTTTTTAATCCATCAAACATCTTCCACCTCTTCTATCAGGTCTCTCATATCTCTTTCAATCGTGTACTCGAACGCATCCAGGCTATCAATGTCAGTACTTCCATCATCCAGGCGTTCGTCCTTGTCCTTTACGTCTTTGTTCCAAACGGCATCTGAAAACGCTGTCTGCAGAGACTTGCAATCCTTTGTTATCCAAAATCTCCCTGCTCCCATCAGTCGAACTGTACAACGGATCCGGTCAAGTATTGTTGCTTTCTTCGCCTTTCGGACAACAATCCAGGGGAACTTCTTTTCTACCGCATTACGAATAGAATTGCCAAGAACAGTCTCTGCATTATCATAGTACACAGATTCAACGTTGCAGTATTCTACATAATCGCCTTGTTTTTTGATCACACTGTATTTATCAATAACCTCTTGAACAAAATCGCAGAACAGTTGATCCAGCATATTACTATCAATGTCCTCATTCGCATCCTTTGCCATAACTCGCTTAGACATAATTCCGATCACATCCCTGTAATCATCTGTGTAACCTCTGGCCACAAAAGAATGACCTGATTGATTGCCACCGAAGTCAAGCCCGATCTCTATTGATACGATATCGTCTTTTTTAAATTGCTTATGCTCCGGATCATCTGTCAGCTCTTCCACAACTTCGCACTGGAACTTCTCAGGATTATCTGCAAATCGCTTATAAATAGCACCCTCTGCCCTCTTCCAGAGACCAAGAATAAGACGGTCATAATAGATAGTCCCCTCATACTCCTTACAGAGCTGCTCAACAAATTCTGAAGGAAGAAATGGATTATCAAAAATCGTGTATCGTTGCAGATAAATGTCTAATTCATCGTTATCTAAAAACTCTTTTAACCAGTGTGTTGGATGCTCTGGGTTGCAGGATCCATCAAAACATGAATACGGCTTATCAAGTCGTGATTTCAGCATCTGGAATACTTCCTTGTTCCATTTTGCAACCTCATCACCGTAGCAATACTTAATACTGGCCCCCTGAATCTTTGCTACCTGACTGACCTTCTCAGCACCTAGGCAATACACTTCATCTCCACAGATATGAGCCACATTTCGGTTATTGATCTGTCCAATTAGTTTATCTGTATAAATCTCACGCATTGGCTGCAGCACATTTCGTTCGATAGATTCCTTAGATACTCCAAGGATAATATTAAGTCCTGGCTTACCAATTCTCTCCCGGATACGAAAAGGAACAACAAAAGCCGTATCAACATATGATTTTCCCGAACGTACTGCTCCGGATTTGATATTCCATCTATGAGTTGCGTTCACGATGTACTCATTCTGTTTCTTGCTTAACTGCATTTTCCCGAACCTCTTTCAGTATCTGATCCAGCCGATCAAGCGCCTCATCATTCTCGTTTTCACCTGTGATAGCTTCTTTTCTTGCCTTGATCAGCTCTGTATCTGCTTTCTTGTTCTCAATATCTTCCTCAGCTCTGCCATTTTGGCCAGAATACTGTGCCACAAACTTCGCTGCCTGCGTATCTCCTGCCAGTGCCATCTTGATCTGAGCCATAAGCAAAGCCGATTCCAGAGTACACTCAACACCAAGCGACTCTAAAACCGGCTTCCATTCTTCATTATCTATTTCTGCAGTAAGCAGCAGGTTCAATGTCTTCCGGAAGTCTGCCTTCCTACGTCTTACTTCGCCACTTTTCTTACCTCCACGGGACTGTATCTCCCGTAGTTCTTCCGTACTTCGCTTATCAAATCCTTTATCTCTTATGTTTTCATAACCTGCCACTTCACCATCTTCCATTCCTGTTTATTATTGATGGACCATATAGGAATCGAACCTACGACATTTCGCTTATGAGGCGAATGTTCTACCATTGAACTAATGATCCGGGTTTTGAGTATTAGAAAAGCACCTCGAAAGGTGCTTTAAATTTAATCATTACATGGTTTTCATAATTTCTGAAACTTCTTTTCCTGTCTTTTTTTCCTGTTCATTCAATATCGCTAATATTTTTCCTTCCAGTTCTATATCTGTCATTTCGTCTTTAATTTCAATCAACTCACCAGCTACTGTAACTGTTTTTTCATATCCTCTACATTTTTCTAATAAGGCTATAATTTGTTTTGCCATCATTGCAATAGTAGATACCGTTTCTACAACGCGTGCTCCCTGTTCAATACTAGAAATTATAACCAAAATTGAATTTGGAGATGTTGCCGCAGACATACATTCAAATTTCACAGATGCTTGATATGATCCTTCATCAAAAGCCTTCCGCGTAAACTTCTCTATAGCGCCTTGTTCAATTTGCGTCTCTCCACCATTGTAATTATTTGTGTTAATATTTACTTCAACATTGATTGGCATTTTCTTTGTCCTCCGTTCAGTTAAACTTTGCTTCCATAATATCCCAAATCTCAACATTATACAACAGAAAAACACCCGCACATTCCTGCGCAGGTGCTTCTTGGGTTTCATATAAAGAGAGGACGAGCCGCAGGAATTCAGCCTTTGGCTCAAGTATTATTATATATGTGATTCGTGTGATTTGTGTGAAAGTTGAAGATATCTGTCGATTTTCTTACTTATCGTACTTCTCTCAAGATGAATCATCTTCGCTACCTCTGTCTGATTCACTGCATTGACACCATCAATATAATACATCCTGAAGATGTTGTGTAGCTGCGCATCTTTGATTCCTTCAACATAATGCTCTACCTCTTCACATTCCTTTTCCAAACGTTCTTTTCTATTTAAATCACGTTCTTGTAACCGCTCATATTTTTCTTGGTCAAAACCAACTATGCTCTGCGGCATTGGATATCCCTTACTGTAATCTAAGATCACATCATTTCCCAACATGGTTTCTGATTGCCACCTGTTATTAAGAATATAGTCCAAGGATAATATCTCTGTCTTATTATTTCGGTATGCTTCCAGCCTTTCCTTCGTCATTGTCTCCAATGGTATCACTCCCTATCTTGTATTTTCTGGCTATATATCCAGTAACATCTCCATGCCACAACTGCTGCCCCTGCGCTTCGATCAGCTTTCCTGCCTGGTATGCCGGTCGATGAAACTTCTCGCTTGCCTTCCGATCAGGTGGATGTTCTGCCATAGCAGCATAATGTTCTTTTTGGTTCTGCTGGATCTCTGCAGAACTCCAGCGTGTGTCTGTACTCCGTTTCACTGTTTATCACTCCAATCAAGAGCCTGCCCACAAAATTTGCAGTATGGCATTTCCCACGTAGTAAGATTTCTGATTGTCTTCATTTCTCCAAATAGTTTCTTGCAGCGTGGGCATGATGCTTGTCCGTTCCATGTTTCGATCTTCTTTTGTCTCTGCTTCTCTAATGCTTTAACTGCCATTTTCTTTGCTTCGATGTTTTCTTCGCTGTTGGATGTATCCAACCCCTTAATGATTCTAATTGCATCTTTAATATTCAACTTTCTTTCTCCCTGCTATGTAATCTAAAGACACATTATATGTGTCTGCATATTTGATTGCTTCTCCTAGCGTCAGCCCTTTCCTTCCTGTTTCAAGATCTCGCAGTCTTTCCTCCTTCATGTCTAGCTCGACTGCTGCCTCTTCTCTTGTCAGTCCTCTGATTTTTCTTAGATATTTCAGACGGTTTCCGATTGTTCCTACTGGTCGTAACATAACCATTGTAATCAATCCCTCCTTTCGTATCCCATGCGCAAATGTCGCAATCCTCAGGACATACATTTTCCTTTATTGCTCTTTTGCACATCTCCATTTTCAATTTCCTATCATCCTCAATGTCTTTGATAAATCCGAGTTTCCTCAAGATTTTATGAATTAGTGATTCTTTTCGCACTTTATTTCCCTCTTTCTTCTTGCCATGACCATGTGATTTCTCCTTTTCTTCATCAATCCTCATAGTTCATTACAATTGTAATTACTTTTACAAGCACTTTCTGAATCTGGTCATAAATGTGGTGGTCATCACTGCCGAAGTGAGCATACAGCCTTGCATCCTCTTTTCCTCTGTCATAGCAATTTTCCATAAACTCAAAGCAGTAAATATCATCTTCCTCAATGATTTCTCCGTTCTCTCTCCGCTCATAAAGAATACGTCCTTCTACCATTTCGTTTACGATATCGTCAGAACACTTTCCACCATTCAGATGCTTGATACAGCAATCAATATATCCTAACTTGTCACAATATCTATATTCTTTTGCAGTTTCTTCCGTATATCCTTTGAATGACTCTTTTATCTGTTCCTCAAAATCTTCCGGAAGGTCGAAAATATCTACTTCAATACCTCTCGGCAATTTAATCATATAACTTCTCATAATTTGTTCCTTTCTCCTTATTCAATCTCTGATATATACCTGTCTACCAATTCACCATTTACGTATTTATTGGTTATTTCAACTCTTATCGAATCACCCTCTTGGCTGTATGCAAAACTAGGTCCGTTCATTCCACCGCTCGCATAATCGGCTTCTTCATAGGTCATGCCATCGTATTCGACTTCTATTTCCCACTCCCATCGAGGACAAATAGCGAACCATTTCCGCATATCTATGTAAGTGATGGTTGCGTCCACATCTTCGTAAGTATATGTGATTTCTTCTTGTGGCTCACGATTCTTGTCTGAAACATCTTTGGAGCAACCAACCAAGAAAATGCAAATTAGAATTAAGCATAATATTTTCTTCAATTTTTCACCTCTTCTCCTTAAAAAAGCGTAAAAAAATACCAACCACCGAATATTGATGGTTGGTAGATGTTATTCAAATAAACTATTAATGAAATCATCTGGATTATCTAGTTCATTTTTGATTACTTCTTCAAGAGTTTTTAATTTTTCAGAACGTCCTGTTGACAATACTGTTATGTCTGCATTCTCATTTGGTTGGATTGCTATTTCTCTATACCCGTCATTTGTTTGATTAGTAAAATAAATATAACCATTATTATAAGGAGCCCTATAATTATTAACTCCATCTATTGACATGCAATTTTCGTCTATATACTTATAATAGAATGGATTTTTTCTTAATAATCCTTCTCCAGTTCTTTCCCATTGTATCTTATTTTCCTCTGTTTTTTTTAATATTGCATCAACAGCTTTTTCTAATTTATCACTCATTGCCCTTATTCTCCTTTTCCAAAAAAGTTATTAATTCTGTCAAAAAAGATATTAATTCTCTTCTATTTCTTGCTTCAATTCCTTCATACATTTTTATGATTTTTTTCATTTTTTTATTCCATGAATGAATTTTTAACTTTTTCCCTATTTTTGTTTCATGTTGAAGCAATACATCCCAAGAATCATCAATCACTGTAATTACACACTTGATCTTCGCTTGTTGTTTCACTCCAAATATCTTTTCAATATCCTCTGTCCCTGTAGCAAGAGCTTGTATATCTTTTAAATCTGCAATCATTGGATTAACTCTTTTGTTAAAGTATGATATATCTTTTTCTATTTTTTGTATCTTGTTAATTTTGCGATTGACATTTGCAGCTACGAAAAAGGTTATCAATGTAATTATAAGCCCAATAATGCTACACAAATTTCCGATATCACTAACTGAATACTTCATGAGTGCTCTCTTTTCTTTGGTATTTCTTTTATTATCAACCATCAATATTCAATTGTCAAGGTGCTGTTTATTTGTTCCAAATCAGAAGCTGACACGCTATCGTGCGATCTTCCTCTATTCTGTATATATCTCACTTTGCCAACCGCATTTTCTACATGAATAATACCAACACCCCACACCATCTGCTGACGCATTATCATATGCTATCGCTTTTTCCCGATTGGTCAGCTTTCTGATTTTGTTTGCACATTCATCGACTTCTTTTCCCGTATTTGCATCTTCAGTTTTCATTAATGCAGCCTGAGTACACAAATTGATTTTTTTGCTTCCACAAAATGGGCAACTATATACTCCATCATTTTTGACTACTTTACTTTTTTCGTTCATTCATTCCTCTCTTTCCGACAAGCCGACTACCGAATGATAATTGGCTGTCTGCTACCCTATTTCTCTTTATACTTTTCCAAAATCTTCATCATTGCTTTCATGTGATCTGCTACTTCCGGCAAATCTTCATCACTGATTGCGCTGATGCGGCCTTTTCTTTTCAATTCGGTTAACTCAAATATTCCGTTTTTAATAGCACAAAATGCCTTAGCAAGAAAAGTTTCTTTCTCAGCTTCACTATCACACTCATAAAATACTTCTCTTTTGTCATGTTCTCCAAACTTATCCGTAAAGAACTTGGTTCGCTTTGGAGTGATTCTTGTAATTTGTGCCGGAAAAATCAGTTCATGCCGGAATGATGAACCCCATCCGTAACTCACTTCTCTTGCAATCCCGACCCAATCTCCAACTTTCAATGTGTCTTTGTCTATCTCTTTTAATTCAATGTTCATTATTCATCTCTCCAATCAAATGCTTTTCCGCATTTAGGGCAATAATATATATCTGTCCCGTCAAGCACTCCCGGTTTATGTGTTGTTGTAAATCTTCTTTTACACTGCGGGCATTCCCACAACGAACAAGTATCGCTCCTGTTATGTAAAAAAATTGGTTTTTCCGGAATCTGTTTGCGGAGTGCCATATCTACCTCACTTGAATCAAATTGAATTTTATTTACTATTGCATCTGGTCTTTTAGCCATATTTTTCACCTTTCTACGCAAATCTTAATTGTTCCTGTGTATCGTCTATAATCAAGTTCGGTACTCTTTCGCCGACTTTCAGATACGGACAGTTTGCTTCTACAAGCTTTTCTGCCATGATCGGCACAACACTGTTCCCAATTCTTGCAACTTGCTTTGCAATCGGATATTTCTTCCAGTTGTAATCCCTGTCGATAATGTAATCTTTCGGGAACCCTTGCATCACTTTCAGCTCTTCCGGTTTCAGCATCCTCAAAAAGATATCAGATATGATGTATTTCTCGCCCTTGATATCCAGGATTACATTCACCAGTCCAAAACGGTCTTTCGTTGTGATCGTATCAAGCGGTCTATCCAGTGTCTGTCCGCACCCACCGCCGTAATACTTAATCAGAAATGCTGATACCAAACCGAAGTGTCCCGGAGAAGTTGTGATTGTATGTAATGGTTCATCACACCTCTGTCCAATCCCTGTCTTGTAATATTTCGTGATAAATGCTGTCACAAGTCCGTATCTATTCGATGTATCAATCGTCTTGATCGGTTCTGTTAAAAGCTGTCCTCTTGAATCACCGGCTCTCGTCTCTCCGTGATATTGAATGATATATGCCAGTGCTTCTCCACTCCTCACGATATAAGGAGATTCTGCATCGATAATATATTTCTTAATGCCGTTCGCAATTCTCTTCTGTGTAGCTTCTGCAAGTGGTTTCTTTCGGTCAAATATCGAACTGCCAAGATCTGACCAGTCAATGTAATCTCCACAAGGTTTCCACTTCTCAAATCCGATGCCGTCTGCACTGTGAGTTTGCTCTGGCCATCTGATTTCTTTTCCATCTCTTCGAAATACCGCATACCATCTCTTTCTTGTGGTTGGTGCTCCGTAATCCGCAGCTATCAATTCTCTACTGCCAAAACGGTACCCGAGGCTCTTCATTGCTGTAATGAATTTTTTATAATCCTCACCCTTTTTCTCCGGTATCGGATAACCTTTTTCGTCCAACGGACCCCACTGTTGTATTTCTTCCACATTTTCCATCAGCACCACATCTGGAAGAATCTCCTTTGCGTGTTTGTATACCGCCCACGGAAGAATCCGAAGTCCTTTTTCTCTCGGCTTGCCACCCTTTGCTTTGGAGTGGCTTGTACAATCTGGACTCGCCCACATAAGAGCCACATGCTGTCCTTTTACATATTTCTTTAAGTTGACCTTGAAAATATCTTCGGTCAGATGAAGTGTATCCGGATGATTTGTCTTATGCATCAGAATAGCATCTGGATCATGGTTAATGGCTATGTCTACCGGTCTGCCGAGTGCCATTTCTATTCCTACAGATGCACCTCCACCACCGGCAAAGGCGTCTATAATTAAATCTTTCATATCTTCGAAAGGAGCCGATATATCTTTGCCCGGCCGGAGCTCCGTCTCCTTTCTGTAATTTAATGTTATTTATTGCAAAGCATATCAACCAACTCTGCTACAAGACCTACGCACTGTTTACTTATGCTATCTCGCTGCGTCACATCTTCTGCACAATTAATATCGTTTGCATCGATAAATTCATGCAGTTTGCAAAGTACCTGTTCTTCTCTTACTGTCATCATCACTTCACCTCATTTCCTAACTGCTTAACTCTCTGTTCATAAGGTCTCGGCAACTTCATCCATGCTGTTACTCTTCCGTTAATTTGGAAATATGTGGCATCACGACAATTGTCGCACACTTCATACCATCCCTCTGGAATCCACCAATCATCTTTTTCTTCGATGTATTCCCAATCGTCCGGTATTCCGTCTTCCATGCACCATCCAGAATCCTCTGTAGTTACATGATGATACGGAATATATATTGCTTTTAAAACCGTGCAGTACCGTCCTTTTTCAACAGTCACAAGTACTTCATCAGACCATTGCCCTTTATCACATTTCGGTACTGTATTTGCGTTCCACTGTGCCATACTATTTCACCTCATTTGCAAGCTGGAATCCCATTCTTGCCACATTCTTCAAGTTGTCCTTAATCAATGCTTTGTTTGGACTTCTGTGTGTATCAAGGAACTCCCACAGCTCTTGTCTTTCAGTCGGTTCATTTGCAATGTAATCAGCCATGTACTCATATTCAGCTTTTGCGACTTTCAAACACTGAATCATGTAATCTATCTTTTCTCCTGTGTTCATGGTTACTCCTTTACTACGCATCTGCGCTCGCTGATTGCATAATATTTTCCATTATGCTCTGAACAGTATTTCTTAAGGATTTCTGCCTTTTTCGCATCCACTGATTTAATATAAGTTTCAACTTTTTCTTCGTGTTTCAAGGTATGAGTATTAGCTTCGATAATCAGCACACACCACGTAAACTCCGTCTCAACTTCTTTCTTTTCATGGTCTTTCTTCCACCGCTTGAGGATTTCAAGCACTTCTTCTGTTTTATCTCTTCGGAAGCTTTGACACGTCATTTTTCCTTTTGCTTCACTAATAGGACATCCACCACATAATTCGTTTTCACAACAAATTTCACTTAAAATCTTAGTTGCTTCTTCCGCTGTCAGTTCGTCCTCGACTAATCCATCAAGCATTTCGTCTGTCCACTTATAGTTATCTTCTACAACTTCGTAGTAATCATCATGCACGGATGTAATCGTTACGATCTTTTTCTTTAACATTTCATCAACTGCATATAAACCACCATACAGCACCGTATTTTTTAAATCACTCCTGACTCTTACCTCGTCTCCAACTTTGTATTTCATTTCGTGCCTCTCTTTCTCAGTTTTTCTGACAGATTCTTTCTCTTCTGTTTCTTCTCTTTCCATCGTCTCAGGTACTCAAGTTGCGCCTGATCCTCTCTCTCTTGTCTGTTCATGGTCTTTATCCCTTGTACAGATTCGGAATCGGCATCCATGCTGTAACTCTGTACAGTGAGCATCCACCGTGTCCGTTTGAGTATTTATCCCACTCTAGATATCCATACTGTCTGTCAAGCCAGTGCTTTTCTGTGTCCTCGTCAAACACTTGGATGTAACATCCTACACTGTACTCTCTGTATCCGTTACCGTTCGTTGACTCAAGTGTGAGTAATACGTTTCTTTCGTCTTCCGGAAGTTTTTCTGTCACTGGTATCCATTCACGCTCACTGTCAGCATCATCAATCTTACACATGCTCTCGACATACTTTCTGACAGTCTCTGTTGTGAGCAGAATCCCTTCATCCTTGCGATCAGGGTTCAGCTCATCCGCTCTTTCTCCCTTTAGTTCTTCCTCAGCTTCATTCAGCCATGAAAGAAACTCTTCTGCATCAATCGTTTTCCCCATCTCTTCTCCTTTCTCTTTTTGCAACATATTCTCCGTAGCTCATACCATGCTGCTTTGCTTCAGCTGCGACTCTTACTAATTCGCTTCAGTACTTCGGTTCTTTTGCGCCTTTTACTTTCTTCGGTTTGGCTTGCTTTCGTTTCATTGCCAGTTCCTTTTTCTGTTCAGGACTTAAGGCTCTGTATCTTGCCTTTCCTCTCTCACAGCACTGTCTCCGGCTTCTTTCTTCTCCGCAAGCCTTGCTACAACACTTCTTCCGGTTGCCGACTATCTCAAATTCTTTTCCGCAGACTGCGCATACCGCCCAGCCTTTATTTGCTTCTGCCATTCTTAATCACCTTCCTAGCAACTTACTTTCCAGATCGTCCATGTCATAATGCCGTCTCTCAAAGTTGTTATTGTTCTTCATCTGCTTCTTGAACTTCTCTGCGTACTTGCCATCAAGAATCTTTTCGAAGTTTTCCGGGTTGATAAACCAATCAAAGTTCAGTGAGAACCTTATATCTGTCTTTCCCTGAAGGAAGTCACTCTGTTTGACCTTATCAACAGCTTGTATCACTTTCTCTTCTCCGAATTGCTCAAGTAAAGCAATCAGTGAAGTGCATCTCTTAGAACCCGGGTTGATGCGGTAAATCATTTTGATTCCGTAAGGCTCTAGCTGATTCCATGCATCGATGATGGATTGAATGCTATGCTGCTTTATAGATACGTTAGTATCTATATATTCTTTCTTTCTTCCTTTCTTCCCTTCTTCTATTGTTGTCACTTGCTTGTCACTTGCTTGTCGATTGCTTGTCGATTGCTTGTCACTTTGCGTGTCACTTGATTGATACGAACAGTAATTATTTACCGTAAATACGCTGAATTTGCTATATTTTTTGCTTGTCACTTCGCCTGTCGATTCTAGGTGTTTTATTGCTGTTCTTATCTCTCTAACTGAAAGGTTAGTTTCTTCAGATAATTTGGCTAAAGAAGATACGAATGACCCCCTTTTTATCTCAATTCCTAAGAAAAATCCGTCCTTCCAGTTCGCTTTTAAAAGCATGTGTATGAACAATCTGGAAGTGTTTTTGTCTTTGTACCACCCCCACTCAAGAAGTGACCGATTAATCTTTATGTAATCGCCTTTCATATAATTTCATCCAATCTTCCATTGTCATTGTGACCAGCCAATCCTTGTGATTCTTCCTATGCATCACAGTAGGTATTTCGCCCTCTCTCGCATCGTTTATGGACTGTTCCACAGCTTCATAGATGTTAAGCTTCTCTACCCTCTTGCACTCAATATGGATGCCAGGAAGACCGACTACATCCGCATCTCCATTGGATCCACAGAACTGCTGCCCTCTCCGGCAATCATATCCATATCTGTCTTTAAGCAGATTTGCTAACTCTCTTTCTCCCTCTTTCCCTTTTCGGTTTGAGTTCATCTGTGTCTACCTCCATGTTGCAATTCTTGGCTGTTCGCCTTGCTGTTTTTAGTGCCCAGCCGATACTCTTCAACCGGCTTTCTTCTTGTCTGATATACTTCATCAGCATCATTCTTTCTTCTAAGATATTCATGTCTGGAATGAAGTACCCTCTTCCATCTTGCATGTTGAGAATCGGTATATCTCGTCTTGCATAATGGATCATGTCTCTAATTGTTCTATCGTCTATTCCGGTCAGATCAGACAATTCAGCTCTCGTGATTGCTCTGTCATGTCCGGTTCTGATGTAATCTAATATGTCAATATCGTAAGTCTGCATTGTTCTCCTTTCTCTCCCCGGGCAAGCCGAGGAGATGAATCATCATGGCTTTTGAAAAGGATTGTGACATGCTGTTCAGTCAGCCATTAGGAGTTCATATATCAACCTTACCCGCAAAGTTAATACCTGTTATAACCAAGACTTTCCGAACACCTCTCTGAACTCTTCTCTGCTGCCTATATGCTCTTCGAAATATCGTTGAGCCATCTGCTTAAGCTCCAAGTCCAGTCCATGATTCGGATTGTCATGGACGCTCCCCTTTTGAAATTCATGGAGATACGGTGCAAGGGGAATCACAAATCCGTATCTCTCAGATATCTTTCTTCTGCTGCCACAAAAGATATGGTGTATGTGTGGATAAGGATATCCAGTGAAGAAGCAGTGGTCCATATCATCAGTGAACACACTTTTCAATCGTTTAGCCAATGTCCACGCCATACCTTTCTTTCAGCAATCTCTTCTCATCTGGTGTCGCAATCTCTGATGCTGCAAGTCCTGCTTCCTTACAGCTTGTAATAAGTCCATCAATGAGCCTTGCCATCTCTGATGTATCGTAGGTACTTGAACCTCTCAACAACTTGTACGTTCTGTACATGATACCGTCCAAGCCTTGCCTTACTTGTGATGTTGGCATCAGATGATATTCTGTTGCTTGCATCACTTTCTTTTCCGCATCTTCCGTATCCGGTACTGTCATGTATACCGGCTTTCCTTCAATGATCTCCGGCTCTCCGTAGTGAATCAGCATCAAGTTGTGCATTTCTGCATTAGATGTGTTCATTACCTTTGCAAGTTTGGTAAGTAGTACCCAGTAGTAAGCGTTCGCATCAAGGCTTCTCTTCTTCCTGTATGGCTTAATTTCAAGGCTCAAAACCTCTTTGCCTTTCAATTCCTCATAGGCTTCGAGAAAGTCCTCATTTGGCTCAAATAGAATGGTCAGACGATGCGTTACGAAGTCGATGATTGGTTCTTTGAGTTTTCCAGTGAAACGCATTTATTTCTCACCCATTCTTTTCATCAAGTAGTCAAATTGTTCAATGTTCAGTTCTTCCAGTGATTTGACCTTAAATGTTTTGCAAACCTTTTCAACGGTCTGTCCGTGACTCTGGATGCACGTTTGTAATGTTGCTACATGAGAAGCATCAAGAGTATGTGGTGTCACTGGTTGTTCGGCTGTTTGCTTTCCCATTGTGTACACAATCTTTCCAGTCTTCTCATTCTTGATGGACAATTCTTTGATTGTCTTGTCCTCAATAACAATGTGGTCTACTTCGAACTTGTCATTGCATTTTGTTCCGTTAATGTTGCAATTACTTGAGCTGATCCAGATGAATGGTGCTGTGTACAGTTCTCTTCCAATTCCCCAGTTAAAACACGCTCTCTTGAAAGAATCAGATGCCTGACCTTTCTCTTTCTCTGTGTAAGACTCTTTTCCTACATCTTGTTTTGATACCCAGATACCTTTTTCCGCATCGTAGATTGATACTGTACAGTACAGATTACCGTCTATCACTTCATGTGATCTCTGCCAGTTAAAAGGTCCGACTGCCTCATCTAAGACATTCTGATCAACTCTCGCATCCTTGTATAGCAACAGTGATATACCATTTGATTTCACCGTTGAAATTCGGCAGTCTATTTCGCTTGCTTTCAAATCTCTAAATGTAAGCATCTTTTCACTCCTATCTAATACGCAAGCTTTCTGTCTGCTCTAAGTGAGCAAAGTCTGCTTTGTTCTCTTTCAGCCACTTTTTAAGTGCTGTGTTGTCAAGTTTCGGTTTTTGTGCCACCCAGTACTCATCTGGAATGTTTTCTTCCTGGTCAATAACAAGGCTTGGTGGATTCTTCTGAATACTGAATCCGAAAAGGTCTGTCTTAAACTTCTTCTTGCCGGTTGCAATCATTACACTCTCAAGGTACTTCTTCGCACTCTTTGCATTGTTACTAACAGCATCTTTCTTCGCTTTCAGACGGTTGATCTCTGTCTCGATCATGGTTGCTGTTCCGTCCAGCTCTTTAATAATCTTCGCAAGGTTCTCAGCCTTAATCTCAATCTCTCCTTCTACACCTTCCAGTGTGTCACGAAGCACTTCCATATCTACGGAATCATCTTCCATCATTTCAAGCAGTTCGTTGTACTCTTCTGCAAGTTCATATAATTTAGACATCTTCTCTTTCCTCCGCATTGTAATTATCCGCAAGTCTCTTGTGCATCTTGTGCTGTGTGATTCCTAATTCATCAAAGGACAGTTCCTCATGCTCCCACACCGATGGTTCTTCGTGCTTGACCGGAAGTCCGATAATTGCTTTCACTGTGTCCAGTTTGATATATCCATTTTCTTCATTACTGATGTAAGCTTTGAGTGCCTCCATTCGTGCATCCGCTTTGCACAGCTCTTCAAATTTAGAAACACCTACTTCTACTGTTTTTTCTAATAACATTGCTTTCTCCTCTCTGAAATGTTATTATTAAGTTGGTTTTATAGCCGAGTGCCTGAAGGTTGCCGCCTTTATCATGGCACTCTTTTTTAATATCCGAAGATAACCCATGTTGCGATTCCTAAGACAACTACCAATCCCATCGCAACTACTGTCATGACAGCTGACATTGTTTTTTCTCTATAATTGTTCTTAATTCTTCTTGGCTGTCTCTTGATATCAATGATCTGGATTGTTCTTCTTTGGATGTCGATCATATCGATCTGATTCATTTTTCTCACCTTCTTTCTTAAATGATGCACACGGAATGCATCTGCTTCTTTCCATGTATCTGTTTCTCTTTTTGCAGTAACTACAATCTCTCATATCACTTCCCTACCAATCTTCGCCTTTTCCTCATCGGTGATTTTGAGTGCCCTTAGGATTTCTCTTAATTCACTGATTCGGATATTATCCGGCTGACTCAATCTCTGGTACAGAGTGCTCGGTGGGATACCAGTCAGTTTTGAAAGCTTCTGGGTATCAATAGCTGTCATAGTCTTTCCTGACTCAATGATTGCAAGAAGTATTCTGTTCTGCCTTTCCCTGTCAGATATTTTCAATTTTGGCATCTCTTCTCACCTCTCTAGTCTTCATAAGTGCGTGGGATCATATCCTCTGTCATTGCATAGAAATCGCTGAGGTACGCTCCGTCTTCTGTGATGCTTAAATCAACAGCAACGTTGTTCTCGTTCATCAGCATGATTCTCAACGCACACTCTTCTCCGATTGTTCCATTGCCAACAGCTAAGACCTTAAAGCCTTTCAATGCGTGCAGCTCTTCAGAATCTCCATTGACTCTCTTGTTGATAATCTTTTTCTTCATTGCTTTCACCTCGCTATTCTTCCTCTTTTGTTTCAAAAAGATAATCAAATTTAACCTTGAACAATTTGCACAGCTTTTTTGCTTCCAATGCTGTGAATTTTCCTGATTTCTTTTTGTTCTCATAAGAAACTCTTGACATACCTAATTTTTCAGCCATCTGTTGGTTTGTGAAATTGAATCTAGCCTGTTCTGCTTCTAAGTTCCTAAACAATTTTATTCTCCTTTCGCTTTATTGTTTGCATTCTGCAAACCATAGTTATACTATAATTGCGTTTTGCAAATTTGTCAATACTTTTCTTTGCATTTTGTAAACTTTTTATTGACACTTTGCATTCACATATTTATAATCATAAGTAACAGGAGGAATAACATTATGGGTGATAATTTTAATGAGAATTTAAAAGAAGCTAGGCTTAAATCTGGCATATCGCAGAAAGATTTGGCAGAAAATATCGGCGTAGCAAAATCGACATACTCTTTATATGAAAGTGGAAAAAGAGAACCTAATGTGGATACAATCAAAAAGATTGCTTCTTCTCTGAATGTATCTGCAGATACATTGCTCGGCATCGATAATGAACCAACAACTCTCGCCGCTCACTTCGACGGTGATGAATACACTGAGTCTGAAATGGAAGAAATCAAAAACTTCGCTGCGTTTGTAAAGAACAGAAGAAAATAAAACATTTTTATTGGATAGATAAACGGATATGCTGTAGTGGGAGGTGCTATACATATGAACACATACGAATGTTTACAAGACGAAGCCTGCGGGGACGGTATAGATGTTATAGATTATACATTTCACAGTGATCGAATAAAAGGATTGTATTGTGATGGTACTGTCGCAATCAGAAAAGATATGAATACAGTTCAAAAAGCCTGTACACTGGCTGAAGAACTTGGACATCACCACACATCCGTTGGTGATATTATAGATATAAATTCCGTACAAAACCGTAAGCAGGAACGCCAAGCCAGATTACATGGCTACAACCGCCTGATCGGACTTGTTGGAATCATCCACGCATTCAATGCTGGATGTCAAAATAAATATGAAATTGCAGACTTTCTGGATGTTACAGAAGAATATCTAGAAGAATGTATCAGCTGCTACCGTGATAAGTATGGAGTATATACTACCGTTGATAACTATATTATATACTTCATTCCGAATCTGGTAGTAGTTGAAATGATGTGATATAACCTCACAAGGGATTATATATACGAGCAGTGGTGGCTCGTAAGGAACAGGTCTCACAAAAGAAAGAGAGGGATAAAAAAACATGGGTTTTTTAGACAAATTAAAAGGAAGCTGGGATAACGCTTCTAGATATGCTGACTTAAGGCAAAAAATAGAAAATAATGAAATTTCTACATTGACTGAAGACGACCGCAGCTTCTTTGAAGCCACTGCCAAAAAGACTCCAGAAGAACATTTAGCTGACTGGGAGAAGCGACAAGCCGAAAAGGCTGAGCGCGATCGCATCAAAGCCTTAAAAAAAGCTGAAACACAATACAATATAGGTGGTTTAAAATTCCGTAAAGATGGAAATGGTTTATATTATTTCGGAAATTCTTTTCAGGAAGGCGCTGGACACTTTAAACTGGTTGATTTTATTTGGGATGGTCCTCAATACAATTTAATCAGCAAAACAACCGGAAATAATAAAACTCACGGTCGTGCTGGCAGCGCACTAATTGGTGCTGCAGTTGCTGGACCTGTCGGTGCCGTCGTCGGCGCATCCCTCGGAAAGAAAACAAAAGTCAACACAACTACTACGACAAAACAGCAGGAATTAGATACCGTTGCATTTTTAGTATTCGAATCTACAGAAACAGGAACGAGAGTTCAAAAGGAAATCAAATGTAATACCAATACTGCAAATGAAGTTCGCAGACTTTCTTTTAATTAATACCAAAAAAGAAACCGCTCCTGCGCCAACAGGAACGGTCAACTGGAAGAAACACACGCCAATGTGCTTCTTTTGGTAACTCCGAAGAGATACTCCATACCAATGAATATTGTATCATCTTCGGGGCAGTCAATCAATCAGAACTCTCGTTCTATTGTATGGCTGTTATTTTTATACCATTCTTTAAAGGAGATGATTATATGGCAACAGCTAAGAAGTTACCTTCCGGATCATGGAGATGTCTGGTATTCTCACACTATGAAAATGTGGTGGATAAGGATGGAAAACCAGTTATTGATCCGAAAACAAAAAAGCAGAAGCAGAAAAGAATCTATGAATCATTCACCAGTGATCTTCCGGGTAAGCGTGGAAAGCAGTCAGCTGAAGCACAGGCTGCACAGTTTCTTGCAGAAAAGGACCGGAAGAAACGTCCTGAGAACTGGACTGTAAAAGAAGCGTTCACTAATTACATTAAATTAAAAGAGAATGTGCTGTCTGAAACCACATTGCGTGGATATGAAACAATCGTAAGGAATCAGATAAAGCAAATCGAGAACATAAGCCTACGTAAGCTGTCTCAAGAGGACGCACAAGCATGGGTAAATGCAATCTCAATAAAGTTATCACCTAAGACAGTAAAGAACGCTTATGGACTATTTACGGCTGTCATAGGGATGTATTCTCCTGGAACGATGTTTAGAGTTACTCTACCAGCTCCAAAGAACTTTGACGGATATGTTCCATCTGATGAGGACATCGAGAAGCTAATCAAGTACATTGAAGGAACTGAAATGGAAAAGGCTGTGCTCCTTGCAGCGTTTGGAAGTCTTAGACGTGGAGAAGTGTTTGGTCTAACAAAGGAAGACATCACTGGGAACTCTATTCGGATCAGAGAGACACGTGTACGTGGTAGAAAAGGAATCGTGACCAAAGGACCTAAGACACAGAGCAGTTGTAGGCATGTGATCATGCCGGAATTTGTAATCAGAAAATTTGATGATATTGAAAGTGGTCCGCTTGTTAAGATGCACCCGGAAGACTTGTCCAAGAACTTCAAGAAGGTGCTACGCTCTGCAGGTATTCCAGAGTTTCGATATCATGATCTCCGTCACTACACTGCATCCATCATGCACGCACTTAATATTCCGGATCAGTACATCATGAAACGTGGTGGTTGGAAGTCTGACAAGGTGCTTAAAAAGGTATATCGTGGTACTATTGAGTCTGAGGAAAAGAAGTTTACCGACAAGATAAACGAGCATTTCACTCAAATCATGCAACACGATATGCAACACGAACCGAAGAAAGCGTGATAAAACCGCCACTTTTGGCAAAAATCTTTTGGGTTCGATTCCCGCCAGGTCCACTTTTCAATGAAAGTGTGAAGACTTCAAAATAACGGCATTGCATCTCGTAAGAGGAGATGCAATGCCGTTATTTTTTGAATAATATCCTTACCTCCAAATGGAATGCATAAAACAAAAAACTCTGAGATTCTTGCAAACATTGACTTCACAAAAATCTCAGAGAAAAAAATAATGCCGCAGACCGGAATCGAACCGTTTTAAGCAATCACAAATACTGATAGAAAG